CCTATATATTTAAGATTGTCTTTAAAGAAAGCGCCGGGTTTGTCTTTGATTGCGTCAAAACCAGCAGACATTTTGTCGGTAATAGGTATAGAGGCTCGGGCATCCGTTACCATTTGGCGTGCGGCATTTCCATACGCCTGCGAGCCGGGTTCAAACCCTTGTTCAAGAAGGGTACTTTGATAGTCCCCAAGATACGAGCCTGTTAATGAATTAGCACCTGCGTTAGCTACACTTTCTCCTAAACCATACATGCCATAAGCGCCCATACCGGCCATCAAACCGCGAGATAGACTACCTGTAGCAAGAGTTGTCAAACCGCCTTGAATAAGTCCAGCCGATGCAGGAATCCCAAATCCGGTCATCTCGTTGACTCCGGGAGCAAGACCTCCCGTGATACCCCCCATGACAATGCCTTTGCCGATATTGTCAAATGCGCTTCGACCACCAATAACGTTACCTGCAATTGTTGTGGTAGCGCCCATCATCGCTCCGGCGGCTATAGTTGCCCCTACGCCGGTAAAGCCTATGGATACTGCTGCTGCTGCAAAAGACATATTACTCCCCTTGTTTCAGCAGCGCTGGGGAATCTTCCACCAGCATGTGCTCTAGTTTTTCTACGTCGGTTTCGTTTGTAGAATAAATGTTTTGGAAACGAACTGTTTCAATAGCGTATGCAGTTTTACGGCCTTTTTTAGCCATAAACACAGCCGGGGCAACAACCTCACGCTGCACGCCATCCTCACCCATCACAATCATACGGCCCTCTACCATGCTACATAGGTGGTCTTCTTTGTGGTACTTGCCCACAATAACCGTACCCGCCGGTATTGTAATTTCACGAATATAAATACTAGGCCCAAAAAAGTGCTGAACGGGGCAGTCTACTTGTGGCATTACGGACATTTCCCGTAACAGGGTGTCAACTTTCCCTGCTACCAGACTGCTGTTCTGCTCGGCTAATTCAATGTTCATAGCGCCGCCATAATTTTAAAATCTGGCCTATCTGATTGCTGCGTCTGCAACCCCACAGCTTGCATTGTTTTGACAATGGTAGGATCAATTTTGTTCATGTACACAACCTGTACGCCAGATTGTTTCAAAGGGGCAAGTAGCTTAGTCATTGATTGTGCAAAAGCTTCAGGTCTGTCCACCGAAAAGAAATATATTTGAGCAGCATTTGGCGGTAGTGGCTTAAACGCCATCACCGTATTTGCATCCCGATCAAACTTAGAACCGCCATTAACCGCCGCCTGCACAATTTTCTCACCCTGTTCGGGGGAAACATTAGCTTTTTGGAAGTAGTCATTAAAAATGTCAATTGTGCGTAGGGCATCTTGTTGCGAAGAATTACCTAGCGCTTGGCGCACAAAACCAACATCTCCGGCGTCCAAACCGCCTATGCCTTGTGGAGTCATTTTTGCCTCTCAAAATGGGGGTTGCTGGATAATATCATGTTGACGTCTTTATGCGAAGCATTTGGCTTGTTGCTTGTACACCATCTTGTGTATCTCTGTAAACATCACCAAGCCTTAAATTAGGCAAGTCAGCCTCGGTTGGCAGTGTGGCAAGGTTTAAATTTAGTGTTGAGCCGCCCATATCGCCGGGATTGGACAGTTGATTAAAGTACAAGCGTAAAACGTTATTTAGCTGGACAAAGTAGCGGCTTTCGTACTCCGGTGGAGCCAGCGGCAAGCTTGGTGGGGTTGCGTTTAGTTCAGCCATTAGCGTCGTCCATCTGGTCTGATGTCAATACGGGGAGCGCCCAACTGCCATGTCGTGTTAACTTGGTTTGAGCTAATCTTAAAAATCATTTGGCGACCGCGCATGCGGGTGAAGATCGTGCCAGTAAACTGCTCTGTAATCACGTATGTACTACTTTTAGCTACGGGCTGTGAGGCTGAACTTGTAACCCCAGAGCCTGAGTTAGACAAACCATACAAAGTCATAGCCACTGCTGGCAAAGTGCCAGTAGGCGTGCTCTCAGCGTTCTCAAAAGTCAGGTCAGGAAGGACGCGCCACACAAAACCAAAGTTATGGCCGTCACCAATGTCAAACTCAGACGAGCTAATGTAAGCATCAATCGCAACAGCGGTGCCGGTCGTATTGTCATTCAAGCCAGTCTCGTGGTTAATTAAGTTGCCTGTGAGCGTAGCCGTGACGTAGTTTGCCGCAATTGGGTAGGACTGCAAGCCAGAATCTAACCAAGCCGTACGTGACATAGTGCCGTAGTACCAGATTTTTTCAACGTAGTTGTAGATAACGTACTTGTCAATTGCCGTGCTGTTGGCTGAGCAATAGAACCACCAGACCTCATTGAAGCCTTCGTTTGTGCCAGAGAACACCTGCAAGGATTCCGCTTGGTTGATGTCACCAAACACAAAGCGGCGCAAGTCGCAGTTAAGCGTTTGCACACGGCCATCGTAAGAGTAGAACTTATCTACACCCATCCAGTACACAATACCCGAAGCAATCACAGCCGAGTTAGGACTCATGATTGAAATGTTGTCACCAAGCAACTGCGATGCCCACACGTACGGGGGGCCAAGGTACTGGAGCGAATACACACTGACGTCTGTAAACACCACGATCTCTTGGCGAGTCTGTACCGTAGTAATGATCTCAGAGCCGTGGGATAGTCGGGTAAACCCTGCCTGATTAGTAGGATCGGGCGTCCAGTTGTAAACGTCGTCTTGCGCTGACCAGCGAATTAGCATGGGGTCAAGCACGTTAGAACCGTAATCGTTACAGCCAAAGGCTATCAAGAAGCGAGAAGCATCCGATACCGTCATGTTGTTTTGCACAGTCGGCACATCCACAATTAAAGATACAGTCCCCGTGCCTGAACTAGAAGTATTGACTTCGGTGCCAGAAGTATTAAGCAGGTTAAACGTAAGCCCGTTAACTTGAAATACGTAGTACGTAGTACCCGCAGATACACCCGTTGGTAGTGAGCCGCCAGAAAATTGAAGCGCGGCACCTTCGGTATAAAGTATGGTGGAGGTCACCACAGTCGGTGAAGCGTTTGTAAAAGATACTGTACCGCCAAGAGAGTTGAGCAGTACGCCACGGGTACTTACAGTGCTAGTCGCACTCCAGTAGTAGATAGCGCCACCACGGGGGCCATACACCAAGTCTTGGCCGTAGTTAATTTGATTCCATAATCGCAAGGCTGACGTTGAATCACGGCCATAGCCCCATGTACCAATTGTGCCACCAGCAGGGGGAGGACTGCCCCAACTACCCGCGCCCCAACCTACAAGTGGAACAGGAATAGCAGGGCCAACATTGATCTGGTATGTAGCTACAACGGAAGCACCGCCACCGGGAGAACCCGCAATAGCCGTGGCGTTTGGCGTCACAGAAATTACAATTGTGTAAGTATTGGCCGTCAATACAGTAACTTGAAACTGCTGGTTAAGCACCGCAGCCGTAACGTTTGTGCCACCACCGCCAATATCAACAGCACCACTAAAGGTTACAAAATCCCCAGTAACGCAACCATGATCTGTGTCTGTTACTGTAACCGTTGTTGATGCGGTTAAAACAAACGGGTTGTTATTGATTGTGGATGTTGCACGGATGGGCGTGATGTCGTAATAAAGACCGCCTTGGTTAATGTAAAACTTAAGGTTTGTGCCAACACCAATTAGATTATTGCCGCCAAGCGTTACCCAGTTCCACAATGACCGGCATACACCTTGGAACGTAGCCGCAGACAGTGGCTCCCATCCGCCAATAACTTCTGGATTGCCTTGACGAAAACGTACCTTGTCGGCCTCGTACCAGCCGCCTTCCGTGGTGTAGCGGGTGTTCTCTTTATTGACACCCGGCTTAAACAGTATTTTTTGTAATGGCATCGGCAGTCCTAGGATAGAAACACGGCACGCTCGTCGATGCGACGCTTTTGCAGCCCTTTGAGAATTTTACCCCCGGCCATGCAATACTTCAAGAGCTCTTCTGCCGCACCTTCCATATCACCACGAATCACCTTTTGACGCATAGTTGAGCGCTGGAGTGTGCCTAGCCCAACATTGAATGAAAACGATACAAGTGCGTCAAACTGTCCTTGAGTAAGAGGAACAGGACAATAGGTAGCCACGCCTCGCTCAAACCTAGCAAGATCGGCTTTAAGTATTTCATTGACTTCCTCCATGCTGTGCTTACGCATAGACTCTGGCGGTGGCACAAAGGCATCCCGCTGGTCTATCTTGAGCTTGCCTTGCTCTGGAAACATGACGTGCCCAACGCCCACAGTCCACAACTTTGCTGGGCATTTGTATGGATTCTGCCGCACACCTTCGTGATGGCGGATCATGTGCAGGCACTTCTCTGAGATGTTCATTTACCAAACGCCCGACCACCAAAGTGGAAAGCTATGATTGAAGCAAACAGGGCTTGGGTGTCAGAGTCCCACAGCATCTCGGCTAACTCTACGAACGATGTACCTTGATGCCAGCCGTAGGCAAACAGGCCAACATCCACAAACAAAAGCAGGAAGAAGAAACCGTAGGTAATGACAGGGCGAACGCTGGCTCTCAGGTTCTTCATCCACTGGGACGTTCCCTCGTTTAGGCTTTCATCGTGGGCGTAGATGGCCTGCATCTCGGCTTGCTGTGCCCCAATCAGGACTTGCTGGGTGTTGGCTGCGCTCTCGGTTGCCAACTGCTCTGACCGAATATGCTCAATGCGCTCCTGCGCTTCAAAGCCAGCTTTACGCAGTTCTAACTCACGCTCAATCTGTAGCCGAGCAAGGTTCAGTTCATGCAGTTTGTCGGCACGGTCTTGGAAGAAATCCAGCAACTTGGGCAAGCCGCCCATCAGGAACGAAATCAGGGTTGAAAGTAAAGTCAGCATTATCCTAGTCCTATCATTCCAAGCAGTTTATTAACAATTTTCCCCGCCAACTCATCGGGCAGGAACCGGAGCAGTCCAAGCACCCACCACGCAATGCACAGCCTGACAAAAACTTTGAGGAAGAGGTCAAACTGTTTTTGGTACTCATTCACCGCCCACACCTTGATCTAGCACACAGATCAGAGACTTCATTGATACCCCAACCAACAGCACCAACAAACATCACAATAATAACAATGGCAACTGCCCATTGCATTTGTTCGGCTTCGTCTTCTTTGCGCCTTTTCTCTTCGGCGTGTAAAGCCGCCATCTCTTTGGCATCATCCCTGTCCATTTCAGCTTGACGAGCTTTGGTTGCATTCCACACGTCTATGCGCCCAGCTTGCATAAACAACATTTTTAACTGCTCTTCAAACCTTTTGGCTTCATCCAAAGCCATCTCAATTTGTAACGCCGCACCAAGGTTAGACTTGCCACCTGTACGCTTGGCTTGAAGCATGGCTTTCGTAGCGGTTGACTTGGCATCAAAGAGCTTGGCAATTGACGGAGTTAAACCTGCCAGATCACTAGCCACTTTACTAGCTTTTTTAACGACACTGATTGCGGTTTGCAATCCTTCTAGCGCCGTGATCGGATCAATCATTTCCGTTCAACCTTTTGCCACTCAAGGCATACTACTTTGCGGTTATACACATCTCCCGTCCATGCCCAACGCACACAACGATATTCCGTCTTTCTATCTTGGCTGGCTGCTCCCGGTAGAAACACCAAAAAGAGCATCAACAGCCAGCGCATTTATCATGCTGGCTCTGGTATTTTTACCTTGGCTGTTATGACTGCTGTCGAGGTGTCCCGATCAATTGTCATGTAGCCTTGGCAAGTGATGTTGTAGTCTACCCCATTAGCATCTTTCTCGCTTTTGATGGGGGTTGTAATGTCAAGGTTCTTAAACAAAAACTCTTTGCCGTTTTCAAAGACGCGCCAGACGTGATCCATCGAGCCGCGACCAGCTTGGCCTCGGCTTTTATTAAACCTGATCTGGTACGTATTCATATAATTTCAGCGGCTTGTTGCGGTGCAGGGATCACTGTCAAATTAAAGTGTACAAACTTAATTGGCAGGTCAGCCGCATGGCGTGTAAACGAGTGCATCAACCATGAGTTGGCAAAGATCATCATGCCGGGTTTTGGCGTAAAGTTAATCATCTTGCTTGCAGGTGTTGCCATGTTCATGTCTTGCTCTGGCAAATCAATCTGCACCTTGGCTGCACGGGGATCGTGAAACACTACGCGAGAGCCATCTTCTGGAGTCTCAAGAAAGTAAAAGCCCACAATCTGCGAACCAAACCCATGAACGTGTGCGTCCATTGCAGAATGCTTGTAGTGCTCTTGTGTCCACATCTCTGTAAACTGTACCGCCTTGTCTTGCATGGCATAGCCCTGCTCATTAAGAATGTTCCAAGCAGTAGCGCCAACAAACTCAGTAAAACCCGCCATGCGGGGGTCACTAAAGTAACTGCCCGTCATGTAGAGAGGATAGATTTCATTAAGTGACTGTGCTTTTTTGGCTTCCGCAAGGGCTTCTTCAGAAACAGTGTTAACCACCTCCAAGAAGTCAGGACGCTCAATTAAATAAATTGGGCAAGGGAAATGATGTGCAACTTGAAGTTGTGTTTGTAGAACAACTTGAGCCACTGACTCAGCGGCTTTACATACTTTTTGTTTTGACTTCTTAGTGGCGGTCTTTGCCATGGTTCTCTCCTTGTTGGTTGGGCTGTCAGTTTACAACTGCATTCCACTGCCAAGCAAGGAAATCAAATTTATATTGATTTTCATCAACGGGTTTAGCTGGAGTGTCTTTCCAGTTTGCATCTGCGCCGCACCAGTAGGTGGCAATACCCTGCTCCAGTTTTTCTGCGTCAGGCTGTGGTCGTGGGATTGGCGGCTGCATTGTGCAGGTAGCCTCGTCCAGTGCCCAAGCAGACCAATTCTCTGCCTGTGGTCGGTCGTTAAACGCAGCTATGACAGATTGCTGCTTGGCTGCTTTTTCTTCCATGGTCATAAGGCGCAGCGCCCAAACATCAGTCCACACACCATTGACTTTTTCATAGGTGGGTTCGTCTGCGGTCATAACTTCGTACACGCCAAGCGTAGGACGTTCGACACGAGTAAAAGGCTCCCAATGTGCGGGGATTTCACCAAACGCTTGCAGAAGGTTATCCTCAAATGCTGGGTGATTCTTGATTTGGCCGTTTTCGGTTTCAATGTATAAGTTCATTACAAATTACCCGTGTTTGTAGATGGGAAACTGCGGGTTGTGCCGGGCCATATGATGCGAACAGCTCCTTGACCGGCGGTGGTGTTGTTGGTTGGATTATTACCTCCGCCGCCGCCACCACCATAAAGACCCCCAACGGCTCCGTTCTGGCCGCTAGATACGGTTCCGCCAGCACCACCGCAAGACCCGCCGCCACCACCACCGGCACTTCCGCTGCCAGCACATCTAACACCACCCGCACCGTTGCTGCCCTGTCCAAAAATACCTGTGCCGCCGCCGCCACCACCCCTAGATCTGGTAATTGGACCGCAGCAAGTGCATTGAATAAAGCGGAAAACGGAGCCACCGCCACCACCGCCGCCTGACCCACTTGCGCCGTTGTTGCCAGTGCAACCGGGACTGCCACCGCCAGCAAAGAAAAATCCACCAGCGCCACCAGCACCCGAATATCCACCAGCGCCGCCGCCGCCACCACCGGCACTTGTACAACAGCCGCTAGTGTTATTGTTGCCAACGCCACCATTGCCACCACCAGTGCCCGTGAAAGTTCCAGCCGAGTTAACATTTCCGGGGACTTGACCACCACCGCCGCCTCTTACAACACCAGTGGAGCAGAAATACGAGTTTTGACCAGCGTAAGATGCTCCAAAGCTAGAGCTTGCGCTGCCACCTTGTCCAACTAGAACTGTGTAGCTGCAAGAGGGTGTTACTGCTTGGTTGTTTTTGTAACCTAAGCCGCCACCGCCGCCGGACCAAGCACCGCCACCGCCAATTGCTACAACGGACACAGATGTAACACCAGCAGGAGCAACCCATGAGAATGTGCCTATGGTTGTAAAAGCCTGCTGACCTGTGACAGCAGATGTTGTTATTGAATTACTTGCTGCACTTGCAGAACTTGTACCAGCGGAATTGGTTGCTGTAACAGTAAATGTGTAACTTGTAGAAGGTGACAAACCTGAAACTGTAATAGTTCCAGACCCTGCTTGGCTCAGTGTGCCAGTAATACTGCCGGGCGAAGATGTTGCCGTATAAACTGTAATAGTAGCTCCACCATCACTTGCAGGGGCCGTATAAGCAACTGTCGCTGTGCTTGAACCAGTAGCCGTAGCTGTACCAATTGTAGGTGCTCCGGGAACTAATGCCGCTACAGTTGCTGTTGTATTGGAGTTAGCCGTAACCCCAGATGGCGCAACTGAATTAGTAGCTCTTACTTGGCAAAAAATACCAAATCCAACGTCTGCTGCAACTAATACATACGTGCTAGAAGTTGCACCGCCAATTGATGTACTTGGGCTTCTAAACCACTGGTACGTAAATGTTGGCGCAGGTGCACCTGTCCATGTTCCGTTTGTAGTAGTAAGTGTAGAGCCAAACGAAGCTGTACCCGTAACTGCCGGAGCCACGGTGTTAACTGGAGCAGCACCGTAGCTGTTCCCCACAGAAGCAAGCATTATTCCGCTCACGATACGTTTCCTGTTACAACGCAGACTGTGCCGCTAATAAACAATACGTTGCAAATGCCTCGTGTAGCCAACGAAATTGTAGCTTTATCAGCATCTGTACCACCAATATACGCAGTGGTAATTGACATGGTCAACGTGATTGCGCCAGAAGTGTTGTTAAAAATTACAACAGCGTCACCAGCAGCAAAAGTAGCGTCAGGAACTACGATTGACCCGCTTGCTCCAACTTCAATTAACTCACCAATATCACTTGTGGCAAGGGTGTAGCTAGTGGTCTTAGCTGCGCCAGACTGAGGGATATTAAGGTAGCCTAACGAACCAGAAGTTGGAAAGGTAACATTTGTTGTACCTGTTAAAGTTCGTGTGTATGCAAAGTTGCCCGAACCCGTCACCGTCATTGCCGCATTGTTTGCAACGCCTGTACCACCGTTAGCGGGGGCTAACGTACCAGCAACAGTAACTGCGCCAGATGTAGCGGTGTTAGGAGTCAGACCCGTGGAACCAAAGTCAATTGTTGTGACTCCATCAGCAACACTAGATGCTACTTTGACGTAGTCAGTACCGTTGTAGTAGACAAACGCTTTTTCACCAACAGCAATAGACACGGCGGGGGTTTGACCCGCACGAATAAAAGAAACCGTGCTGCCAGTAGCAGCGTTATCCACCATGTATAACTTGCTGTAACTTGGGCCGGTAATTATTTTTGGGGTTGTCAGCGTGCCGGTTACACGGATCACCATGTACTGCGCTGTGGTAGTAGTGAATCCGTTACCTGACGCACTACCTGTGGTGTTAGCCAAAGTAATAGCGCCATCACCTGCAAAAGACAATGTGCCCGCAATGGCAATGTTCACGTAATCAGTAATACCGTAGTTGACGGTGTCGCCCCATGTGCCGGAAAGGTCACCTTGCGTTGGGGTTACTAAGCCCAAAAGAGTCGTTGTTCCTGCCATTTAAATGCTCCTAGTTTGTTGCAACAGCAGTCCAACCTGCCGTTTGCGTGTTACCAATATTCTGCCAGTTTGCGGTCTGCGTGTCATCTATTACTTCCCAGAAAGGCCGTGCTGTGATTAAATCTGTGCCCGTTGCCAATTCTGAAATGGACGCAATGAACGCCGCTGCCGCCGCCAATGTGTCTGCGCTTACCGCTGTTTCTGTCACCGAGGAACCAAAACTTGCTACTGCTGTGACTGCATCTGACCCCGTTGCGCTCTCTGTAATTGCCACACTGACCGACAAACTACTTACTACGGCATCCGATCCTGTCGCCGTTTCCTGCACATCACCAAACAGTACAAAACTAGAATTTACAGCATCCGTACCTGTCGCAGTTTCTGCAACTGTAGCCGCGTACACAGGAACACTCGATACCGCATCCGTCCCAGTTGCCGTTTCTGCTACGGTTGGGAAGTACGTTGGTGACGCCGTTATTGCATCGCTACCCGTACTTGTCTCAGTAACCTGCGCCCCAAACGCTGATCCTGCTACAACATTGTCTGTTCCCGTTGCCGCTTCCGTTACGCTTACGTTAATTCCTAATGTAGACGTCACCACATCCGTAGCAACGGCTAGTTCACCAATTCCGCCCCACGAGTTATAACCCCAAGCGCTTTCGCCCCAGCCCGTGCCAGCTACTGCCGCATCGTATACTTCACCACCTACTGTTGCATCTGTGCCCGTAGCAGTCTCGGTAATTACCGCGCCTACAGCTATAACCGAAGAAATCGCGTCTGTTCCTGCGGCAGTCTCTGTTACCAAAGCAGGATATAAAGGCGCTCCTTCTACAGCATCTGTACCCGTCGACGCTTCCGTTACTACTGGAAAATACGTTGGCAACGCTGTTATTGAATCTGTGCCTGTACCCGTCTCACTAACTGAAGCCTCAACACTAAGTGCCGTTGTAACCGCGTCTGTGCCGGTAGAGGTTTCGTCCACGGTGCTGGTGTAAGCGACAAAGCCGCCCCAACCACTATCGCCCCATGTGCCGGAACCCCACGCGGCCATATTAAGCCGCCAAGCTAAATGTGTAAGTTACAGACAAAGTATCACTGTTTACCACAGAACGATCACCGGGCGAGCCAAAGTCAGCGGCAGAGAACAAAGTACCTGTTGTGCCGCCCTTAGTGTTTTCGCTTGTCAAAAACGCGCCGCCAACTGTTGCCGTGCCGTTAATGTTAAACACGGCTGGTGAAGCTGTATTAGTCACCACGGATGGATTAGCCGTTGTAGCGGTTGCAAACGTAGCAGTCACACGGTTGGCGTTGCTGTACGCCGTAACTTCTGTCCAGCCAGCATGGGAAGCCATTGTGTCGCCCGCCGCAGGTGTATTAGAAGCCGCTGCGCCGTACAAGCCAAGATACCAAGTGGTAATCTGGGTTACTGAGGTCAAAGCACTGCCAGCCATGTACTGCAAGCCAGCGTTAACCACCAAGTTCTTAGACTCAGCAGTCCACTTCAAGTTACCATCTTTGTCATGGCACTCAACGTAATAGACGCCCGTAGCTTGTGCAGCTTCACCGGCTTTAGTGTTACAAGTCAGACCACTAGAAACAACGTCAGTGGCTTTGGTTTTTTCAATAGTCATGATGACTCCTTAATTAGAACTACGAATGAGAGCCGCCGTAGCGGTGTTTGCGGGCATGGTGATTGTAAATGTACCAACGGATGTTTTGTCAGACCCGAAGTCCAACACAGCAACGGACTTGTTACCTTGCGTCTCGTTGTAAATCAACGCACATCTTGCGGTGATTGCGCCTGTCCAAGAGATGTTTGGGAAGCCAACATAGGCTGTGTAGCCGGAAGTGTTGACTGTGATTGGTGTTAACTGTGCACCACCAAGCGAATACGTACCCGTAGCCGCCACTTCATCAGTTGAACTGTATACAGTTGTATCTTCGTTCAGATTAGCGTTAGCCGTGTACAAAGCAATCTTGATAACGTCAGTCGTCAGGTCGTGAATACCTTGGTACAACTGCGCTTTGAAGCTCGTGGTCTGGGTCTGGATAATTGACATATCAAGTTACCCTCTGACGGAACTGACCAGAACGGTATGCGTCTTGACGCTCCATACCATCGCCCAAACGTTTAGCCAACGCTAATGCTTCCATGAACTTCTGGTTGTACAACTGCATCATATCCGCCTCACCCTTCATGTAGGTGTAAGCCTCAACCAAAGATGCGTACAAAAGCACAGGGTCAAAGTTATCACCTAGCCAAGACGTACCGCCCGCGTTAGTTACAGAAGCAACAGGAACGGAAAAGCCAGAACCTGTCCCACCAATATTTGCTGCCGCAGCAGACAGCGTGTTTGCGACCCCGTATTGCAAACCACCATCTGTAATAGTTACGGCTGTTACTGCACCGCCAGCAACAGTTATTGTGGCTAATGCGCCACTTCCAGAACCACCAGTCAAAGGCACATCAAAGTATGTACCGGCTGTATATGCGCTACCGCCCGTAATAGCTCCTAATGTAGCCACAGGACTTTGAACAATTGAAGGGGGGTAAAAGAAATAGTGCAGTTCCGCCCCGTATGCGGCGTCTGGTGTTGGGCCAAGGATAAAAGTTAACTCTGCCGGATTATCTGAACGTGGGCCAAACAACGCGTAATACCTAGGGATTCCCGTGTCTGTGGGCTGGGGGTACGCCTGCCGGATGAAGTTAACATCTTTGTTTAACAAGTACTCGTATTCACCACTGGCGTTAATAATAGCCAATGAATACACTGCCAGAAAATCTGTCGGGCACTGCAAGTACTTGTTGTTTGTGGTGGTTGCGCCTGTCACATTACTGCGTAAAGACGGAAACTGCACCGAGTTGAATATACGCTCTTCAGCTTGCTGAACGAACACGGGGATATTAGCCACGAAATCTGCTTCCGTGTTCTCCGTGTACGCTTGGATAGCGTTGCTGAGTTGCGTGTAATTCATGCCATTGGGCCTCGGGCCATAATTCCCTTGGTAGCCGCGCCGTTACCACGGGTAACAATACCGGATGTCTTAGTGGTTTCGTTACCAGCAGCTTTGCTGATGTTGCCAATAGACATATTCACGGTATCAGCTTTACTGCGGTTTGGAGGAACCCCGGGGTTTGAAGATATGCCTACAGGCTTGCCATCCATTGTGTGTGGCTTGGCGTATGCAGAAGCAGGTAGATTGTTAATTTTGGCCATGATTAGCCCCCACGCTGGTTCATGACTTTAGCCATGCCGCGACCATACTTGAGCATCATCGCATCGGTCTTACCACCCTTGTTAAGCTTTGTAGGCTTTTTGCCGGGGTGCATGTTTTTCTCGTGCTTGCCGACAGCAGATTTAATCATCTTCTTGTCTTGGGCTAAATCTTTCTTGTCCATATTAGACTCCTATGTAACGGTTACTGTAACTGTACCAACAAACGTCGTTGCCACCAAGTAGTTTGGCGTCAACGCAACATCAAAATTACTCGACCCACCAACGGGGTTCCACCCCCACTGAACATCCCGCGAACCGCCAGTCAGACTGCCGCTAGCGTTAATCCCTGCTGTAACGTAAGTTGTGTCCTTGCGGGGATCACGCACTGCCTGCGGATCATCTACTGGATACATACCCAACTGCAACTGCGGCTGGTCGGGATCCCAACACAAATTACACACCATCAAATTGTAAAGCTTTGTCTTGATAACTTCTTTTTTCAAAGCCGTTAATTTAAACTGCTGGCCACACCTATCGCACATGGCGATACTGTTCTTACCAGAAGCAAACCGATTGCCCATTTACGTACCACTACCAATAAACATTTGCCTCGGAACAAAACGAACCGAAGCCTTTTCACGATCTTCATCGGCAGCCAACTGCCAAGCTTCATCGTATTGTTGCTTCAAGACCGGCAGGCGCTCAGCACCATTCTCAATCTTAAGAGCTAAGTAGTAGGCTAAACCCGCCACCATACAGGGCAGGAAGCGGAAAGGTACATCCATCGTGCGTACACCCCCACCAGCATCATCAATACGGCGCATACGCCAGTAAACAAACTGATACGTTGTGCTGTTGTCTGGGGTTGGCCAGAGGGTCACAGAGGGGAGATTCTGCGTGTACACAGCCACGCCTGTCGAATGTGCGGTAGCAGTTGTGCCGTTCTGCCCACGGAAGCAGTTGTTAAGCACGTTGCCAGAGATGTAGCCGTACTGGATAGTCTCGTTTTCAATCAACAAGAACCCTGTAGCTGGAAGTCCAGCCACTGAGGTCAACGTAATCGTGGTGGCCGTAGCTGTAATCCCGCCGTTAAGCGTGGTGCCAATAGAAGAAGTCTGGCCATCCAAACGCTGATACCACACCTGAATTGGGCGGGCTTGTTGCAGTTTGTTGGGAATCGTAGCATAGGTAGAAACACTGATACGCGTGATGGTCAGGTCAGCCTGTGTGGATGCGCTACCCGCGCCCGTGCGAATGACATGCTCAAGTAAATCCACTGTGTCTACGGGCAGTGCGTAGGTGTTCAGACCCGGAGTCAGGTTAATTGTCCCCTGCTCAAACGTCCACATGTTGACACCACGGTTTGCCCAATCAGCAAACATCAAGTTCAATGAACGACGGGCTGTACGCAAGTCGTAACCCGTACGCAACTCCGAACCAGCGCGTTCGAACGCTTCCTCAACCAACTCAGTAAGGTCAAGGTTAAACGCTGCGGTTCCTGAAGTTGTCATCTAAAGCCTGCCGTTTTCTTTGCAATCGTTTTGGGTTGTGCTACGAATTGTTTTCCGGCTTTTTTGCCAGCACGTTTCGCACGCGTTGTCGCAGCGTACTCAGCAGGGCTGAGACTTTTAATCGCAGCACTAGGAAGGTATCGCTCGCCCGTGTCAGAAGATTTTTTACCACTTTTGGTTCTCCATTTCTGGTCGCCCCAGTCCTTCAATGATTTCTGGGGCGCTTTCAATCTCGATAACCCCCGCCTGCCGCCTTGTACTTCTTGGCAACAAGCTGAGCTTTACGAGCCGACCATTGACCTGCACCCGTACCTTGCGTTGCTGCGGCTTTTACTTGCGACACAATCCTCTTGCGAAGACTGGGCTTTGTGTAATTGCCAGCGGCGTTGACCTTTCCACCCTCTTTGTACTGGGTAAAGTCAGTGTCGTCCCGCCGGGCTTTCTTGACGCCCTTGGGCATTTTAGAAGGGGCGATGTCTCCCATACCGCGACTGGCCATCATTTTGTACCGCCTTTAACTTTCTTGGCTAAAAACATTTTATCAACCATCTTAATCCGCTGGGGCTTGGTTGTAACTTTGTTAATAATAGCCAGTCGTTTAGGTTCACTCGCGCCGTAAAACCCAGCCTTTTTTAAAGACTTAACTACACTACCTGTGGGTTTTACGGTTGCCATCTCAGCACATCTTTCCGCGAGTCTTGCCTTTAACAGCAATACCGTCAGCGCGTGAAGAAGCAGAACCGCCAGAAGCCATCTTCTTAACTTTACCGCCATGCTTGTAAGTCATATCGGATGTCTCAGTATTTTCGTAG